CCTCCGAAGCCAAGTAAACTTGTCAATGGATCAGCCATTAAAATGTACCTCCGTCAACTGTACCAATAGTAGCTGTACCTGATACGTTTAGTGTCGGTATAGTGACCGTGCCTGTAAAGGTCGGTGAGGATGAATCAGCCTTTGTAGCTACTGCAGTTTGAATGTTAGTGTACTCTGCATCAATCTCAGAGCCTTTGATGATCTTTGCAGGGTTACCTGATTGGAGTTGATCCTTAGCGGCAAAGTTAGTAGTCTTTGTATAATTACTCATATTGTACGTCCTATGATTGCTTGAGCTGTCATTCGCTGTATAGACACTGGAGCACCTTCAATATCTGCCTCTATGCCTAACTGAATAACAGCACCACCACCTGAAGCGTTTACGTTAGGTCTGTTTACCAACACCCCTGCGTTGAACTCACCTTCATTGTATTCTGCTATGTTGTATTCTGCTATGATCTGTGTAGCCAATGTAAACTTCTTCTTTTTGTACGCATAGCTGTAATCATAGCCCCAGTTAAGCGTAACATCTGTATCCGAACCACCAATAACTGTAATCTTCAGGTTCTTTAGAAGTTTAAGGTTGTTAGGAGCACCGAAGTCCATGTAGTTTGTAAAGTATGACATACGGTAAGGGAAGCCATTATCACTATAGCCGTTATATAGCCCTATTCCGTTGAGCATACCAATAAGAAGGTCTCCTGCAGTATCACGTAGGAAACAGCTACCAGAATGACTTGTCCACTTAGTTACCCTGAATGACCCATCCTGCAAAGGTGTTCTAACGTCAAAACAATAGGTGATATTTAGGTTAGGTAGTTTGACAAGGTAGAAAGCCTCTTCAGGGCTGAATACTGTCTTGATAGCTCCTGTCTCAGAACGTATGTCATTCATAAAGTCTGTACGTACATTCTTAGTAATGTCAGAAATTGGTAGAGACTTCTGCTGGATGATACGTCCAAAAGAGCCTATACCACTGTCTGTCAAGAAGAGAATATCGCTACCAGTACTCTGAATAGAATCACGAGCTATGCAGCCTATGCCAACGATAGTGTCTGCTAGAGACATTGTAGCAGGGTCATTAGCGCCTTGATAGACTAGGATCTGTCTCTTACCAAAGATGATAAGGAAGCCATTGTGCATAGCAAGGCCAGTTACTTCATCCTGACCATTAGCCCATACCTTAGAAAGGTCTATAGAGCCGCTAGAGCCTGTGTCCCAAGCAAAGCCATTCAATAGGTCTGACCAGTATACAACGTCGTTGTGAGTATCTACACCTGAGACCCAAAGACGACCTGCGCCAGCAATAACAATATCACCTTGAGGCACTGTACCGCTGTAGTTAGGGTGGCTTGCTATTGTTCCACATGTTGTACCATCGTAGTACAAAGGTAGGCTGTCAGAAGCGAACATGAAGTGGTAGTTGTTAAATGTCGCATGGGAGTAGTTACCTGTACCGACTGTGTAGGCTGCTGGTGTTATATCAGTCAGTGAAGTCTTACCTACATAGATAGACCCTTCTGACGATGACATTACGTGTCCTACACCGTCTATGTCGATGTATTCACCCATACTGACAATAGCGGATGCTGCGTCTTGATTCAGATAACTCCAACCCTTACGAGCACCAATACGCCCAAAGGAGTCTATGACACAATTCTCAGCCTCCAATGCAAACTGTTCAGACAGTGCAGTTGGAGAGTCTTCAGAGTTAAGTCCATAAAATCCTGGGGCTTGTATTGCTATACTCTGTAGTGGTTTAGCCATTATACTACTTCCCAATTAAGCTCTTCGTCATGGTAACGAGAATCTAAGGCGATAGCGTTACTCATACTGTTCTTAGCAAACAGAGCCATCTCAGAACCATTCTGACCGCCTGTTTCGCCTCGTTCAATCATAGCGTAAGCATAAGCCCAATCTACAATAACATTAGTGGCTACGTAGACTGAATCACTATCATTAACTAGATCGTCAGGGCGCTTAATACCGTAGACACTAATTACTCCTAAGCTCTCATCAGGCACTGGAAATAGTTTGATCTGAATATCGCCTGTAGGGGAAATACCAGCCATAGCGTAGTGCGTTAGAGTTCCTTGTTGATCTCCTGAGAGCATGTTACGTCTACGGGCATCTTTGATTGAGATCTTATCAAGAACATACTTGTTAGTCTCATCAAAGACTTGGAAGACTTCAGATCGAGTACCAAAGCCCTCTAGAGCGTAAGTATCAGTACCTGCTACTGTTAGGAACTCTTGAGTGGTGCGTAGAGCTGACCAATCCCAAGCGTCCTCTACAAGCCTCTTAGCATCATTAACAAATGATCCAATCAAGGCTGTGTAGTCTGTTTCATTCACAGTACTAGCGGGCTCTTCACGGAGCTTACGTAGTACTGCATTTACTAGTTCTAAATATGTCATATCTATGCCACTGGAGTAGATTTAAGTAACGCCTGTGAAAGCGAAGTTTTCTTAGGCAGTGTGTCTTCCTCTTCGGTAGTATCTGCAAAAGGATCTATGTAGCCTAGTTCAGACTTTTCTGCTTCCTCTTCTGCACCACCTGCCAATAGTAGTTCTGGCAAGGGTACGCCATTGAAGTTGAGACCTTCCCAATCAATGCCAAGATCTTGAATCTCTGGTAGACTCATGTTTAGGTCTGCAAAGTTCACACCATCAAAGTTTATCTCTGGAATGTCAACACCAAGATCAATCATTTCAGGAAGATCAAGACCACCTAAGTCTGCAAAGCTTACACCAGAGAAATCAAGACCTTTAATGTCTATGTTGAACTCTGGAAGTTCTGGTAGAGACACATCAGCAAACGCATCAGTTATAGCGTTCCAGTTTACTCCGTCAAAAACTCCTGTAGGAAGCTGGAAGTCATTAACCCAATCACCTAGACTCAAATCAGGTAGGGTTGCAGACATGCCTGATAGCCAATCAAAGTCGAAGTTAGTATCAACAGTGTCTGGCAGGAAATCTGGTACTGTGAACTCTGGGAATGTACCACCTTCTTTAACGTAGGTAATCAAACCATCTGTTAGAGCTTGCTGTCCATCCCCTGTTTGGTCATACGTTACTGCAGTTGATAGAGCTCCTTGTCCAAGCGGGTTATCTAGACCTATATCAGAACCATAGATGTCACCAAGAACAGCTACACGGTTCTCACCAGCTCCAATGCGTATCGCAGCCTCTGTAGGGTTCTTGAAGTCCTCTGGAAGGAAACTAACAATATCAGAGCCGTATACGTTTATAGCAGCATCTGTGAGGCTTTGACCTGCATCTAGTTGCTGTGCAAGCTGAGCAGCCTTATAGACCTCTGGATTGATTGTAGCGCCTGTGATGACCTCTGTAACGGCATTCATAGGGTTAAGGTCTAGGTTGTAGTAGTCCTTCCAACTAGGTGTGTCACCTCGTCCAGAATACGTTAGAGGCTCTTCTACTGATGCTCCTGAGATGCCCATCTGCAAGGATGAGCCCATATCAAAGTCACCAGAGCTAATAGCGTACTGTGAAGTCTCTGCAGCCTGTGTAGCGTTATTTACAGCTGTATCAATAGGTGTGAATGAAGGCTCACCAAAGACACTGTTAGTCTGGATGTACTGTACACCATCAGCGCCTAAGAAGACTTGGTTGTCTACTAACCCTACATTAGAGATTACCTTGTCGCCTACTGTAGCACCGCCTAGTGCTGCCATAGGGTTTCCTGTAGCTGCGTATATAACATCACCCAGTACCATACCACCCATGTAACCGCCTAACGTGTTAATTAGGAAGTCACCTAGATTGGCTGTAATGCCTTCAAAGCTAAAAGGGTCAGAGGCAAATAGCATATTCTCGCCATTCATCTCTTTAACAACTACATCACCATCGTAGAGAGCGTTGCTTGTGTTATCCTTTAGATAGTTGTACTGGTCAATGAAGTTGCCAAAGTTATAGTTGTCGGCTGTGGAGTAAGTAAAGTCATTCCATAGGCTACCTAGCTCTTTAGTGTCATACTCTGCAGTATCATAGCCACTACGCTGTAAGTAGTCCTGTACAGCAAACTCATTAACAGCCGCATCAAATTCTCCAGCGGCAGTGACCTTAGTAGCATCTTGTCCTAAGAATCCAAGTACATTGTCCCAATAGCTCTGACTAGCATCTTCAATGGCTACGTTGCTTAATGAGCCATCTAAACCGTAGTCAATAGCGAGCTGGTTAGAATCATAGATAGTCTTATTAAGGTTAGCTTCTTCAATCTGTTGTACAGTTGGAGAGCTGATGTAATCTATTTTGCCTGTAGCATCATCATATGTGTAGTAAGATACTTCACCATCAGCGCCAGAGAAGATGTTTGTAGAGCCTACGTTGTAAGCATCCTTAAGAGCATAGTCAGCCGCTACAGCCGCATCAAACTCTGCCTGTAGACGAGCTTCTTCTTCAGCAGCCAACGTAGCGTTACGCTGATCTGCAGCAGCTTGTGTAGAGTAAGTTGTCCCATCATTGGCTGTGTAGGTCGGTGCAGGAGCGCCTAGGAAGTCGCTACTAGAAGTACTGCTACTAGAGCCTACATAGCCACTACCACCATAAGATATGCCACCGCCTCCAGAGGCTTTGTTGGCCTCATCTTGGGCTATGGCAGCTTCAAACTCGGCATCAAAGGAGTCAGATGAGCTTCCTCCACCGCCTCCACCGCCTCCACCACCTCCACTGTCTAAGTAGCCAGCGTAGGGATTGAGTTTCCTTAAAAGATACATCATAGGGTTTGTTCCAAAGTGATTTGTCTTAGCTTGTAGTCTTTAAAGAGTCTCTGCCATCCCTTACGACCTCGTATCTGAATCGTAGTGCAGCCCCACTCTTTAGCCTGTTGTTCTATAGGCTTTATAACTTCTGTCCAGCCCTCTTCAGCGCCTTCTTCAGAAGCCATCATTTCTACTAAGTATGTCTTGGTTTTATCAACCCTTGAATACGTAGCGCCTATTAGAGCACTTCCAAATGATTCAGTAACCCATAGATCAGCTCTATTAGCGTCTAACCGAGCCTTAATAGACTCTACCGTCACCCAGTTACTAAGTACTCTATCATTAGCAAACAAATGTGCCACTTTGTCCCAATAAAGATCTAACTCTTCAGGGAGTACACGTTTTACTTCTAACATCATCCACCTTGTATAATATCGTTATATTCAACTACAGAGATCAACATAGTCATTCCAGCCCCATCTAGAGCTTCTACTCTGTCACCTTCCTTAAGCATGATGAACTCATATTCATTGCCGCCAATCTTAAAGAACTCTTTAGAGGCTAACGAATATCCATCAAACACTTGAAGGTAAGAAGAAGTCTGTGCATTGTAAATACGTACACTAAAGGTTGACGTACTACCAGAGACGTTGGTAACATACATTAAGACCCATTCAGCTTTTTTGCCTGTTGGAACTTCATATAGTGTTTGATAGGAAGTGTTTAATATTGCGCCAAAGCTCTTCTTAATCATGTTGTTCTCTATATAGTAATATTATATCATATTTTAACAAGGAAGTCAATAGTCTATTTAGACTTCTTAGAGCCTTTGCTCTTATTTGCTTTGTGTAGTTTACACTTCATGTTACTTTTCCTTCTTAGCTGGTATAGTATTTTCCTGTCAACATTTGATACGCTAGCTCCTGTGCTCTAACACCTACTTGATTAGCCCACTTACTATCTAGCATTTCTTCACTAGCACGTCTGTACTCATTGTTCTCAATAGCTACCCACATCTTCTTGAACTTAGACAGGCGTGAGATGCCTAGGTTAAAGCACATGTTGATAAGGCAGTCAAAACGTACAGTATCTAACTTATCTACTACAGGGAAACGTGCAATTAATTGCTCAATGCACTTCTGCACATCCTGCTTCAACAGGTATTCTGCTTCCGACTTACTAATGCCTACATCATCAAGGTTACGACCATAACCAATGGTAAGCTTACCTGCAGTACAATGATAAGGCTTACTCCGAAACCCTTCATGTCTCTTTAGCTGTTCAATCAAGTCCATTACTTCTTCCCCTTGCTTGCCATTACACCTTCAAATGCACCGCCACCAAAATAGAAGGCTAGGATGATTAGCATTGCGTATCCAATTTGAAAGTCTTCCAACACTTGCTTAACCATAGCCGCATCAGTAGCTCTCTCAGCTAATGTGAAGCCCAACACGAGGCTAAAGCAAGCTAGGTATACGAAGGTAAAGGCAAAGGCTATAACACGCTGAGCGAGCTTAAATGGGGCGTATGCGCTAAGCATCTCTGTCTTGGCTTTAGTCTTAGCCTGTATCTCTTCTGTAGTAGAAGTGTGCATAGAGTCTATTAAGTCTATGCCTTTACTAATCACATCACCTGATCCAAAGATCTTAGCTAGTACACTCCACATATTACATATCCTCTTTTCGTCTTCCGTACACTGTCCTGCCTGTTTTAGTATCACGCCAACTTAGCCAGACATTCAACGCAGTAGCAAATGACAATAAAGCAAAGCCGTTGAAATAATCGAAAGCAAGCCATAGGTAAGCAGTAGTATTTCCAACAACTTTGTTGAAGTCTTCGGTAATCCAATCAACCTGAAGTACCAGAAACAGACTCGCCTGTACAGCAAGTGAAACAAGGAAGGCTGGAATAATGACTTTAATCTGTCCATAGAGTGCTGCCTTGTTTAGCTTCATAGCTGCTGATATTACTGTTAATAAAACAGCTACATAGATCAATAAAGAAATTACGTGTC